TTGATTGTGCTTGTGTAATCCACGGCACTGGATATGATTGGCAGTACGTGGACAAACTGTACAACATGTTGACACGACACATGCCCCAAGGCATACGTTTTCATGTGTATACTGAAGAACACAGATCAGTACCGTCACACATGATCAAACACTGTTTGAGTGAATGGCCCGGTATATCAGGTCCCAAACGGTCGTGGTGGTACAAAATGCAGTTGTTCAATCCTGAACATCATGCAGGCAATTTGTTGTACTTTGATCTTGATTGTGTGATCATCAATGGCATTAGTTGGATACCCGAACTCAGCACTGATTACTTTTGGTCCATACGAGATTTTAGATATCTACAAAAAACCACTCACTCAGGAATCAACAGCAGTGTGATGTGGTGGAATGTCACCAAGTTTGCTGATGTCTGGGCGGACTTTGTGAAATTAGACATCCAGCAAACTGTACGGCGATATCAAGGTGATCAAGACTACATCGGTGCAGTGATTGATCACAATCAACGCAGAAACTTTGAACAAAGTCAACTGCAAAGCTGGCGTTGGCAAATCAGCGAAGGTGGTTATGACTTTTCCCGCCGACGACCCCGAAAACCTGGAACACCAACCATAGTAGGGGACGAGACCAGCATTTTAGTATTTCACGGAAAACCCAAACCGCATGAATGTATCACGGATCCTGTGGTAGCAATGCACTGGCAATGATGTAATACTAGAGTAGTACTTGACCGGAAATTCCCAAAATGCTATACTAGTGGCATACAAACAAACGGGAGCCAGCAATGGGATATCGTGTAGTTGACACCCTGGACATCATGCGTGACAAGTATGGGCCACGCAAAGGCCTGGAAGGCCCGTTCAACTTCAGTGGTCGTGTGTTGTATTATGACAACAAGGCAGGTCAGTACTACGACCCTACTACCGACTTCTATGTAGAGCAGGCGGAAATGGACGAAATCAACACCCGCTTCTTCGAACAGTTCAAAAAGTAACACTTTGGCAGTACTACTTTTTGATTGACCAATAATTCCCAAAATGCTATAATAATGGCATACAAAGCAAAAAGGAGCCTGGAATGATTACTAAAGACACAGCAAATTTTTTACTAAACATGGTATATGAACAGATTGCAGACGCTGAAGTATACGTGAACGGTGGCGAGGACAATGTGGGTTACTATGCAGACCTGCTGGTAGAGCTTAAACAGGCAAGACAACAACTGCTTGACTTGGTTTTGTAATACTTGAGTATTACATTTATTTTGGTTGACCAATAATTCCCAAAATGCTATAATAATGGCATACAAAGCAAAAAGGAGCCAGCAATGAAGATCGAAACAGCAATTAAACAAATACAAAATGAAGCAGATTTCCAAGGCATGGGCCTGTTGGAAACACTGCAAGACATCCAAAAACATGGTCGCATGTTGTACGGCGAAAACACAATGAAGGCGTTTGTTGTTTTTATGCAACTGGGCCAAGAGATGTTTGCACCGGTTGACCATTAATTCATTATTTGCTATAATAGAGACATAAACAGTAAACAACAACGCATTTCAAAGGAGCCAACAATGAGTGCAATTCGAGTTATCAAAGGTGTGTATCGCAACAAACCCGTTCGCAATATCGCTTTCAATCTTGTGTCAGGCTTTCAATCTGGTGCCAAAGGTAATTTCGTGACAGTAGAAAACAACGGTGCTTTTCCCAATTGCCCCGACACCATCCGTATCAAAGTCAACAACATTAGCGACATCGAGTATGTCAATGGAGATGCAGTGAGCAAAGAAAATACAGTGGCGTTTGCCAAGCCCCCAGTAGAGGCAGAAACAGAAGACGAGATTATGACACGTATTCGTGAGCGGTTTGACATCTTGCATGAGATGACAAAGGCCTGTGTCAACGGTGATATCCGTGCCATGATTGTGTCAGGTCCTCCAGGCGTTGGCAAATCGTTTGGTGTTGAGCAAGAGATCGAAAAGGCCACACTGTTTGACAAATTGGCAGGCAAGCGCCTCCGTGCTGAAGTTGTCAAAGGTTCAGCGACCCCTATCGGCTTGTATCAAGCACTGTACAAATACTCAGATGACAACTGTGTGTTGGTGTTTGATGACTGCGACAGCATCCTGCTTGACGATGTGGCATTGAACTTGTTGAAGGGTGCATTAGACTCCGGCAAGAAGCGTACCATTTCATGGTTGAGTGAGTCCAGCACCTTGCGCCGCGAAGGCATCCCTGATCGTTTCGAGTTCAAAGGTAGTGTGATCTTTATTACCAACTTGAAGTTTGATCAGATGAAAAGCCAAAAGTTGCGTGATCACTTGGATGCACTGCAATCACGCTGTCACTACCTGGACTTGACCTTGGACACCATGCGTGACAAAGTGTTGCGTATCAAACAAATTGCCAAGGACGGTGTGTTGTTTGCAGACTATGATTTTGAACCCTGTGCGCAGGACGAGATCATCGAGTTCATGGAAGCAAATCAAAATCGTTTGCGTGAGATGAGCTTGCGTATGGCCCTGAAGATTGCAGACTTACGCAAGAGCTTTGCAGGCAATTGGAAGCGTCTTGCAGAGACAACTTGCATGAAGAGTGCCTGACATGGCTTGGCTTCTTGTGCTACTGTTAATATTTTTAGGGCACATTGGCTTTGCATTCTTGTTGGCATGTCTTATTTTGTTACTTGATTGAGTTTTACCCCGGGGATTGGTTGGCTCCGCCCCGGGTTTTTACAACAGGCTCTTCGGAGCCTGTTTTTTTGACTTTTGTTTTGCAAGAGTATATACTGTGGTATGTTTCAGCGTCTTGTAATTACATTAGACAACAACTTTGAATTGCGTTTTAAAGTAAGACGCACACCATTGGCCGAACTGTGGTTAGAACGCATGCACAATCGACATGCATGGCCCATGGACAATCCAGATAGATTTTACGGATTTGGCACTGTGCAACAGGAGCAAGATCGTGCAGTCAACATGATACAACAATGCATAGCTACAATCAACAGTTATCAACACATCATTGTTGGTGAGTTTGAATACACACAAGATTGTCTCAACTATTTACACAGCATATTTGAACGCTATCATGGTTTGCTGGATCAACAAACATCCGAATACTGGCACTCGGCACCTGATACTGTTCGACAGGCTTTGGCCAATTTAAACTTAGCGGTACACAGATGCGAAACTGCCATAGCCGCACCTTGCCCAAGATTTGTTTGCACTTGGTTTGGTATGCCCAAAGTCAAACAGTTAGACGTTGAGACAATACAAACACATGGTGAATTACAAGTCAAATTTGGTACAGTGTATCTCAACTATTGCGAAATTGGAAAAACTGTGGAAGATCTCTCACACGACAATGATATATACATAGGTGATGATGCATTTCGACCGTTTGGTTATTACAGCGCAGACTTCAATGTTGCATTCTATAATCAAGACTTGAATGAAAAATTTGCCAGCATGCAACAGTACATTGAGCAACATCAAGAGTTTTTTCTTGCGCATGGTATTGAAACTGTGTATAATGTACAAGCACAACCGTTGCGATTTCCTGTGGCAGATTTAGAATACACTGGCACACAACAAGAATTAATCTCTCAAATAAGGTCACGACAACTTGTGCGTGAAGTAACTATAACATGAAACAATGCACCATACAGATACGTGATGAAGTAAACATCAAAATTGAAGGCCTAGACTTGGATGCCCGCAAAGCTCTGGTCACGGCATTCAAATATGAAAACCCTGCCGCACGTTATTTGCCAGCCGTGCGACTGGGACGCTGGGATGGCAAGGTGGCATACTTTCAACTGGGTGGCAGCACCTATGTAAACTTGTTGCCGGAGATTGTGCCCATATTGGAACGACTCAATTACGACATTGAACTGGATGATCAACGTGACTATTCAAACACATTCAACTTTGAATCAGTAACTGAAACAAGTTTTGAGCATGTGTCATGGCCTCGGACACATCCTGCCGCAGGTGAACCCATCATGTTGCGTGACTACCAAGTGGAAATCATCAACAACTTCTTGGCCAACCCACAGTGCATACAGGAAGTGGCCACAGGCGCAGGCAAGACCATAATGACAGCGGCCCTGAGCAATGCTGTTGCACCTTATGGACGCTCAATCGTTATTGTGCCCAACAAGAGTCTTGTGACACAGACCGAAGCAGACTATATCAACATGCAACAAGATGTTGGTGTGTATTTTGGTGACAGAAAAGAATACGGACGTCAACACACCATATGCACATGGCAAAGCCTCAACAACCTGCTAAAGAACACCAAAGCAGGAGTAGGCGACTGCACCATTGGTGAGTTCCTTGAAGATGTTGTGTGTGTGATTGTGGACGAAGTACACATGGCCAAGGCAGATGCACTCAAAACCTTGTTAACAGGTGTGATGGCTAGAGTGCCAATTCGTTGGGGATTGACTGGAACTGTGCCCAAAGAAAAGTTTGAGAGTCAAGCACTGCTAGTGAGCCTAGGTCCTGTGATTGGTAAACTTAGTGCCAGTGAACTGCAACAACAAGGTGTGTTGGCCAACTGTCATGTGAACATTGTACAGTTGATTGATCATGTGGAATACAAGGACTATCAAAGTGAACTCAAGTACTTGCTGGAAGAGTCTGGGCGACTGGATACCATGGCGGATCTTGTGCGCAGAGTAAATGAAACAGGCAACACCTTGGTGCTGGTAGACCGCACCGAGTGTGGTAGACAACTGGTTGCAAGGCTAGGAGACAAAGCAGTGTTTGTTAGTGGCGCAACCAAAGGAACAAAGAGGCAAGCAGAATATGATGAAGTGGCTGATGCAACCGATAAAATTATTGTGGCAACTTATGGCGTCGCTGCCGTGGGTATTAATATTCCTAGGATTTTTAATCTGGTGCTTGTTGAGCCTGGCAAGTCATTTGTTAGGGTTATTCAGTCAATTGGCCGTGGCATACGTAAAGCAGAAGACAAAGACCATGTTCAAATCTGGGACTTGACCAGCACTTGTAAATTCGCCAAGCGTCATTTGACCAAGCGCAAACAGTTTTACAAGGAAGCCAACTATCCTTTTACACAAGAAAAACTAGACTGGATGAAAATAGGTTGACTTTTGTCACACAACAGTATATTATAACAACATGCGAATATTAACCCTAGACAACATCCACTACGACCTAGATCATTTGCCTGAAGAGGTAGATGACATGAGGTTTGCCATACTAGACAATTCAAACCCACAAGAACCAGACTATCATTTTATTCCACTGATCTTTTTAGAGAGTTTCAATGCACCTGCGTTAGTATTACGCATTGGAGAGAACACCATAAAGATGCCCATGGATTGGCAGATACTCATAGGTGAACCTGAAGTAGGTGACTTGGAAGTGTTGCCCTTGACCAGCATAAATGATCGTGGCTTTAGAGTGTTTCAGTTCAACCCACTAACTAGTTTTCGTCCAAGTTTTCCAGACATTGAAATACTAGATGTGTATCATGAGGTGAGCTGGTATGCACCCAAGTTAAAGAATGGTCAGTTGTTGGCCGTACCATTAAATGATGATCCTGATCCAGACTGTGTGTACTTTGTGAAAGACATCAGTCGCAACTGTGAGATAGTAGACTACAACAAATCATGGTGACACATGCCTTATACTGAATCACAACTGTTTGAAAACTTGACTCGCATGGTAAAAATTTACCTGGAAAGTTATCCCGAAGACCAAGAAGGCCTGGAACGCTTTCTGCGCTGGGCACACACTCAATATGGTTACCGGTATGGGAACTCTTAAACCTGGTGCCACATACATCTATGAGCGTGTGGGCAATGAAGTGTATGCTAGAGAAGCAGGCGCCGATCCTGACACACGTGAATTGATTGGATATGGATATGATCCTGTGAGTGGGCATGAAATTGATTATGACAAACGCACCTCAGATGGTAGACCCTTGGTTGATCACATCCGGGAAGATAAAATGTGGGCGGACATCAGGCGCTTGGCCAAGACCACGCCTGCTTTACAAGACTCCCTAGAACGTGCTATAATGATATACAAACTAATCAAAGTGGACAAGTGAGCGACAAACTAAACATTGCCAACGAGATGCGACAACTGGATCGCAAAAACAGAAACTTCTATTGCGAACTCACAGACGAGGAACGCAAAAAGTTCTCTAACTATCTCATGATTCGTTGGGCCAGCTGTGTAGAAGGTTCACGGGACTTGCAAGAATTTTATTTGATCTCCACCAACGAGCGATTGAACAAACACTTCTTTAACATCAATCGGCATCCTGAACTGCAATGGTTGTGTGCCACCACAGTGAGTCCAAACATGGGCACACCCAGACACAACTGGATTTCGCCCAAGAAGAAGGATGTTGGTGCAGGGGCAAGTGCTATTAGAAAGCAGTTGGCAGAGTTGTTTCCCACCTACAAAGAAGATGAAATAGCCATGCTGGCCTCAATGACCACAAAGAAGGAACTTGATCAACACATCCGAGACCATGGCCGAGACATTAAGTGAACTCACTTGCGGTTACTGCAAGAAAACATTCAGACGTGCAGAAAGTCTTGTGGTGCATTTGTGCGAACCCAAACGCCGACGCCAAGAGCGCAGTGAACGTGGTGTTGAACTGGGCTTCCAATCCTACTTGAGATTCTATGAAATTGCACAAGGATCGGCCAAGCTCAAAACATTTGATGACTTTGCAGACAGCCCTTACTACCGGGCCTTTGTAAAGTTTGGCAGATACTGTGTGGCCACAAAGGCAATCAATCCCAGACAGTTTACAGAATGGTTGTTAAAACACAACAAAAAGATCGACAACTGGGCAAGTGACAAAGTCTACACTGAGTATTTGTTAGACTATCTAAAGGTAGAAGCAGTGGCAGACGCACTTGCACGAGCAATAGAGTTTGGTATAGACTGGAGTGAAAAACACTCAGCACCTGCTCATGATTGTTTGCGCTATGGTAGCAGTCATGCCATGTGCCATGCTATCACAACAGGGCGAATCAGTCCCTGGGTGATTTATAATTGTGAGTCAGGACAGAAGTTCCTGGGTGAACTCACGGCAGACCAAGTGGCCATGATATGGCCTTACATAGATTCAGACATATGGCAAAAGAAATTCGCAGACTATGCCGCAGATGCTGAATACGCTAAAGAAATATTGAAACAAGCAGGATGGTAATATGATTACAAACGTTTATTCAAATAGTGCTTTTGTCACAGTGACTAGTGCAGTGAGCGGGCCTTACATCAATCCCGGTAGCCCCAGTGCAGGCATGATGCGATATCACAACCAGCAGGTGCAAGTGTATGATGGCTCATCGTGGTTGGCCACGGGCAGTAGTGCCAATGTGGGTCTTAGTGGAGAAGCAGAAGAGATCATGAACTGGGCACGTGAAAAGATGCGGGCAGAACGAGAAGCACGTGCCATGGCTGAACAGTACCCTGCTGTGGCAGATGCCTTGAACGCAGTATGGGAATCTGAACAACAATTAAAAACCATTGTGGCATTGTGTAGAACATGAGCGCAGACATTGACATTGACGTCCCGGATCGAAGTAAAA